CCTAAACGAGCCTTCTCTAGCTATGAACACGATCATGCAGAACGCGAGATCCAATGCTGTCCCCATGGCGATAGGTGCCATCACCTTCAATGCAGGAGCTAAGATCTTCAGGAAGACTATGGCAAAACCATTCAGAGAGGCGAACAAGCTCATCAAGCCCTTGGGTCTTGGAGTGAGGTTGTGATTCTATGGCAACAAATACAGTCACTGGAAACCTCGTTTGCTCTGATGGTACCAACATTCCACTGAAACTGGATTGTGTAGAAGGCACAGAAACCAGTTTGACCACAGATACTGCATATACCGTTGCAGCTCAGAACGTCGGAGACTTCGCTCCTGGCAAGACCGTCACCTCAGGTCTGGTTAGCTGCGACAACGGCGTCGGCTACTGCTACATTCTCTCGCAGGGCCTGGTGGCTGCAATTGTTCCCTGGTCCGTCAAAGGTGCTGTCACCGATGGATCACCAGCGTTCTGCCAACCTTACACCCTCAAGGCCGGTGACATTGTCAAGGTCATGAACAACACCGCTGCAGATCGAGAGGGCGCCATGGCTGTCTACACTGCTAGAGGAGTTTCTAGGATCTTCCATGTCACCCCCACGGGTGGCGCGACCAACGAACTGGTCGATCTCCAGACTGGTAACAGCATCGGAGACACACTCCAGGGCGACCGAATCGTGAAATGGTTTGGAACGTCTGTTGACGCTGCGAAGATTGAGACGCAGGGCTTCTTCGTCGTCGACGCCCTGGGTAACGTCATCGGTTCGTGTGCTGCTGGCAGCCCCATAGTCCAGCAACCTAGCTTCTCTCCTGCCTCGACTGCCATCGCTCTGAATTACAAGGCACAGTACCTAACCAACGCCTGAGGTGATGGAGATGGCAAAGCTCACCAAGGCGAAAGCCCGAAAGAGGCTCCTTGAGGCTCAAGCGAAGTTTCAGAAAGTGTATATGTCGGCTATGGTCAATGCTCCGATTGGGATTGTCAAAACCTCGGATATGGAAGCAGTAGAGAAGATAGTGGCACGGTGCATCAAGCGGATTCAGTGATAGGATGCCGCTTCCAGATGCCCCAGGGGAATCCCCGCGCGTGTACAAGCTATTCAAGAACACCACTTTGGAGAACGTGACGAACGCTAACATCACCTCAGTAGGGGATCCAGTCAGCATTGAGATGCTTAACGAGGATGAACTACGGCGTCTAGTGCTCGTACAACTAGCTAGACTGAGCGTTAAGCAAGAGTGGAACGGACTCTTAGGGTGATCTCATGCCACTACCAGACGCCAATAAGAAGTCGCCCAGGGTCTATACTAACCTTCAGAACCTCGATCTAGACAATGTTACGTTCGATAACGTGCAGGCAACTGGCAATCCCATAGCTGTAGAGGAGATGAATGAAGATGAGATGAGGCGTCTTGTCCTGGTTAACCTGGCGCGCCTGGTGTGTGCAGGGGAGTGGACCGGACTTCTCGAGGCTGGTGGAGGTGGATCGGTCCTGGGCATCGGTGCGGGTGGTAAGTCCAGTGCCGTGTACAGCTCCTTAACGAAACAAGGCCCCTTTGGTCGTGGATCAGCTGACACGACGATGACCTGGAACATCAACCCCGCTCAATACGTTCCGTTCATCGGGCCAGTTACGGCAACCATGGACAGCGTGACAATCAGCGTAGAGACGGCGTCCACTGGAGGCACTGATATGCTAATGTGTGTCTACAACTCGGATCCAGACACTGGTGTGCCGACATCACAACTCTCCGACGAAGTATCTGTTGAAGGCGATTCGACTGGTTACATCGAGGTAGATTTCACCAGTCCACCCGACATTGAGGTAGGCAAGTTATACTTCTTCGGGATGGCGAGAAGCGCCAATTCTAACATTTCTTTGAAGTCCCATCTAACCGAGGCCGAAACTAACTTCGGCGGACAGGAGTATTCTAGCGACCAGAATCGCAACATGCTCACCGAAACCGGCGTAGACAATACCCTTCCTGCTACCGCTACCGCTGCAAACATCCTCGGCGCGAATAACCCATGCCCTCTCATTATGGTGAAGTGGAGTACGACGACATGAAGGTTCAGCGCAGGATGATCCACATCGACAAGCTCCGCAACAAGACGGTCACTTATCGAGATGTGACATGGGAAGAGATCCGACGTTCACGAGATGCTGAACTCGCTCAAACAGATTGGCGAGCTGTCAAGGACCGCACGATGAGCCAGGCCTGGAAGGATCACCGCCAGGCTCTTCGAGATCTCCCTGGAGATCATGCTGACCCCAACGACGCTGCAGACGCCTGGCCGGAGGCACCCGAATGAGTGACCTCACAGAGAAGGCTCGTGACATCTTCCAGAAGAACGGAATGGCATTCCTCCTTGGATGGATCCTCGGCATGGGTCTCGGGCAAAGTCTGTGGGATTCAATCGTCGGGGTGCTTTGATGAGCAAGCGAAAGCCGGACCAGGTGGTCGAGTTTCGCATCAGTCTGCAGGACAAAGAAAAAGAAATGTTCGATTCCCTGGTTGGCGCGTACCAGATTGACAAGCTGTCCGAGGCTGTTGACCAGGCTCTTTCGTTTCAGAACGTCTACCTCGGCATTACGCTGATCGAGATTGCGACCGGCAAGGAGATCCTCTTCGGTACCCCCAACGATATTCAAGACCTCATCGGTGATGTCCGCACCTGGTGGGCAGCTAACAAGGATGAGTTTGGCCCTGGTCTCTGGGCTTTCTTCAAGGGACTGTTCGAGCGTGCTCCACTGACTGCAGCTCAGGAAGCAGCCATTCAGGAGACAGCTACACTCTACCAGCAGCAAGCAGGAGTCAATCCAGCTACAGGCCAGGCATACACGAGTACAGCCCAACTTTGGGCCCAGGCATTCGGTGTCAATCTACCCTGATTCAAAGAATTGGGAAAAGAGGTCTCTACCCCTAGGGTGGAGAGCTAAAACCAACGCAGTGTGGATCCAGAATTGCGCACATTCGCAGTTTTTCTCCGCAATTCAAACAAATGTCTTCTTCTACTTCCACGGCGCCCATTATCAAATCCGGATTTAGACGACCTATAATCTCCCCCCATTCTATGAAGCGCATCAGCTCGTCTACCCTGGCATCAGGCAGGAACAGATCCCAACCGTACCAGCAGTCAGCCTCGAGGGGGATGTCATCGTACCAGTCTTTACTCGTCATCGTTAAGCTCCCTGATCTCTCTACAGCAACGTGCGCATTTCGTAGCTCTGGACTCATTGGTCCGCCTGAGGACTCGGAAGCACCGAGTGCATTCATAATTCCGCTTACCGGAAATGATTTCCCCCAGGACGCAGGCTCTCAGTGACACGGATAATTTGTACCTAGGTGTATGATTTCCAGAATCCATCAATTTGACCTTCTTTGTTGATTGCGGATTCTTCTGTTCCTGGTGCGGCACTCGCCGGTCAGAGCCTGGTCAGAGGTATGGCTAGGTCGATGCAGCATAGTCCAGCCTCGAGGCCGTCCTCGGCCCATCCAGTGCCGTTCTAGCTGTGCGCGGACCTTCTTGCCACACTTGCGGCACTTGCGCTGTAAATGCGCTGTAGAGTCCTTGCATTGCCAGACCCACCACTGGAGGCACTGCGGGCACTGGTAGAGTCCCTTCTTCACTCGATCACCGCGTCCGGCTGATCGTAGACTCCAGCATCCACCAGGAGCTTGTACATCTGTTCCTTATCCCTCTCGAGGATGCGCATCTCCTTGCGTAGCTCTCTGTTGTCCTTCTGTAACTGGTCGGCTCTGAGCCAGTTGATGATGGCTCGGTTCGCCCTGGCACTCACTCCGTTGATCCTAGACCCCTTCTTACCTGCGTGGAGGTAGCGGTAAGCGATGTCTGATACACTGATGCTGACTGTCGGCATGACGGCAATCCTACGGTCATAGTTCTTAACAACAACGCTAGAACGGTTCACAACAAACCACTATTAACGGTGAACAGGGATGGGCGGGCGCTGCGGGGGGCGAAAAAAGACAAGATAGACACCTTCATGGGCGGTGCACGGCCGGAGCACAGCGGGAACACATTATGCTAATTGACGGAATCACCCTCATAATCGCCTTAACCAGCCTAAATCTGCTCGCTCTCGGTGCTCTAGCTCTCTGGATCCGGTCAGAACTAGATGCTGCAGTCACAGAACTCGACTCTACCCTGGCTCTCGCCATCAAAGCGACGATGGATCAGCTCGGTGATGGTGTCATCGGCGGGTTCGATCCAGTGAACCCAGTGCAAGCTGCGATCGCGCAGATGATTCAGGCGTATGCAAGCAACAAAATCACAACGATTGAGGGCACTGCGTCGGTGAGGGGTGCCGACGGAACCTTTCAGAAGGGACTCGAAGAGTTTGAGTGATAATTATTAGCGAGTTTTTGTAACCCTCGCGTTATGGCACGCCGCCGAGCCAAGAAATCACGCCGAAGAAGCCCGAAGACAATCAGTCTCTACAACATGGCTGTAGGATATGGGAACCTAGCGATCCTAACCGAAGGAACAATGGGAACATCACCCTATGGAGTCATCACCGGATCTACAGACCTAGGCTACAAGTCGGTAGCTGATGCCGGCCTTGGTGTCACTTCGATGACGCTCTCAGGCGCCGGAGTCATTTCCCTGGGCGACATCCTAAACGAGCCTTCTCTAGCTATGAACACGATCATGCAGAACGCGAGATCCAATGCTGTCCCCATGGCGATAGGTGCCATCACCTTCAAT